GCGAACTGGGACGGGCATTCTTTACCGCGTCATCCTTCCAATCCACACCATCAGAAAGAAGTTTTGACCGATACTCGCAAATCGGACACTTCTTCCCAATACTTGTGGGGCAGACAACCGATGACTTATCAGCACCAACATTACGATGCAACTTGTAAGGGCGACGGTACCAAAGACCACCCTTTTCAGCACTACCCGTTGTCTCATCCTTATCTGGATGGTTGGGGTCTGTGACAACATAAGACATAATATCAATAGAAATGCGGGAACCGGGCTCTTCCTTGAAGACCGTAAATCCTCGCGGGATGGATAAATGACCGTAATTTGCTGCCTTGTTACGCTGTTGAGTAGCGTTAAAGACAATCTTGTCCTTGAAACTCGTGAAGCGACTCTTTGCCATTAGATTGTTTCCTCCGTGTATAGGACAGATAAGATATCGTCCCAGCGGCCCAACCCGATGCTGCGCACTTAGCCAATACAAAAACATAGAAAGGCAAGGCAGCTAACCCCACAACCACGACTGCGATTGCAAATTCCAATCAATTTCTCCTCTGTAGTCTAATAGAGCGATTAACTCGCTTTTGCCTCTCTTCGGACAGATTATGCGGAACTGAGGGTCCTGCAAAGTAACTTTGCGAATGTAATCTAATTAAACTCTCTAACATATTCTTTCTGTGTTCAAATGACTTAACAACTCCAGTGGCTACCTCATATTGATACTTCTTTTCAATATAATCCCGGTTAACTGCGTCATATTCATCATTTGTAATGATCACAGAGGAAATTGCTCCTTCTGTTATACGATCTCCAAGCCCGTGTGCTCGTGGATCTTCTCTTACCTCCTTATCAAGTCTCGCCTTAACAAAGTCAACTACGGCCTTTGCCAGATCCATTTCCTTATGTGCTTCCGCAGCACCCACTGTATACGTTAACATCCGACGAGCCTGGTCCAGACATTCCACATCAAGCGCGGATTCATCAATTTCGATATCCTTTTCGTAATTCATCGAACTCTCCTGTTGCACTTATCAAAATGCCATTGCCGTAAATTTCCTATATTACTTTCCAATCCACAATGTGGACAACGCCCGCGAATATTACCAGTAACAAATCCACCCATACGTGCAATCTCTGATCTTTGTTCAGTGGTTTGATTACCCACCCTAATCTTACCACCTTTACTTCCATTTTTAATACGTTGCTCTAAAGTTAATCCACAAACACCAATACCTAATTCAACTATCCTTTGACCCGCCTTTCGGCCAATCTCCGACATCTCTTCATGTGTAAGAATCTCAGCACGTCTTCTCCCACCTATCTTTCCACCTGCTCGACGAGCATTCATAGCAATAACATAGTGTTGCCCTGGATTATACCCGAACTGAATGTTTAACTCCTTCTCCCGATCCCCAGCCTTTTGTTCTGAACTATTAGATAATATTTCAAAAACCTCTATCTCTTCACGTAAATATCCTAATATCAAATAATCTTGAATCCTACTTTCCAGATTCTTCGTGCAGCCAAACTTATAACCGTAGATATGATAAATATAATATGTCGATCCCATACCATATTATACGATTACGTCACCCACTTTTGAGTACCATATAACATGCCATCGCCAAACCAGCAGACCCACTATCAAAAAACGGTGCTGCAAACTGAGAAATAATCTCACCAGCAATATCATTACCCTCACTATTCAATAAAGCCTTACGGGCATATCCCAATACCCCTCGCCGGGTCGCTTCAATATCATCTTCAGGAATTTCAAACAAAATACTAGCAATTTGACGCCAACGCTGTTTTTGCAACAACGCAATCACCAACGAGTCTGCATTCTTTGCAATGTTATCAGCCTCTTCAATAACCTTATTAAACTCGCCTGGGCCTGCTGCGGCAACCTTTTCCAGAAGCTGAAGGGCGTGCCTGGGATAACATATCTCAGCTATATCAATATCATCTTTTTCAGGGTTAAAACCAAGTGATGCCTTATGAGCCACGGCATTGAGTACACTCTTTGGTAATGATATATGCTCCCGCGCGCATACCTTAACCATCAACCTAACCATATTAGGCACAGTCAGAGGCTTAACATTATGTGTAGAACACCTGCCCTTTATTGTGTCCAGAAGCTTTGTCGGATCAGTGGTTGCGAGAACGTAATAACAATGATCTGGTGGATCTTCCAGACCCTTTAACAAAGCATTTTGCGCATCGTTTGTCAGCTTATGTGCCTCATCAATAAGCCAGGCACGTCTGGTACCACCCAACGCCTTATAGTGTGCGTTATGCCTAATAGTACGAGCAGTATCAATACCACGAAAGTCAGCAGTGTCTATTTCCTTAAAGTCTTGTTCATGACAACCTAACTCGGTTGCGACTATCCTTCCCAGTGTCGTTTTTCCACACCCAGTGGGTCCGTGAAATAGAAAAGCATGTGGAGGATCATCAAGAGCCAACAACCCTTTAAGATTAGATACAAGCGTTTCATTACCGACCATCTCAGCAAAAGAATGGGGACGATATTTTTGATATAAACTCATGCTGCACCTTTCATTTCAGCCCAGTTACCATCTATTTCTGAGGCAGCAACTTCGATACGCATAGGTATATCTATCCAAGACCAGTGGTTTGGTAGATCGACCGTGCAGATTTGCTGCGCCATTAGAATAATATCAGAGATCTCGTCTGGATGTGCATCTATCAGCATACTGTCGTGTATCTCACCAACCACCTTACTCTGCCAACCCTTTAACTGCTTTACCATTTCAATCAAAGACCATAACAAACAATGGAATGCGGCCCCTTGTACAGGGAAATTGATTACTTGATTCTTTTCCATAACACCGGAGACCCTAAACCCGGTCTTCATTTCAAATTCACCGGTCTTTTGGTACTTAGAATGCCAAGTCTTTCTCCAAGCATTATATACTTTGAAACGCTTGCCCCAAAAGTTGTTTTGTACCCGTTCCATGTGATCAACAAATACACTAAACGAATCAATGTCTTTAGATATCAAATGTTCCCCTATGGGTTTACCATTAAATACAACACCGTGATTAGGCTTCCACATTCCATCCTTTGGTAGCTTGCACCAGGAACAAGCGACATTAAGCGCGCAGGGCTCGTAATAGTCACCGTAGAATTGCGGGAAGACAAACCCGTTCTTTGCTGACTGCCTTAATGTATACCCACCTTCCATCTCTTTGAGAGGGGTATTCAATTTGGGCAGCAAGAAAATCTCACCTGCCATATCCCCGTGCATATCACTTGTCTCATCCTGTAAGTACTTAATCATTACAGGATCTTTGTGATAAGTTGCTGCAATACCGACTTCAATACCGGAAAAGTCAATCTCCATCAAAATATGACCAGGGCTGGGAAGAAACGCCCTTCTACAGATGTCCATAATTTCTTTATCTCGGGCTGGTATATTCTGCAGGTTGGGATCAGCACTAGACGATCTATACGTTGATACTGTATGCAACAGAAAAGATGGGTGGATCTTGCCATTGACTGTAGATCTAATCAACACTTTCAAAACATCTTTAGCCTTTTTCAGCCTCCGCATCCGCAACAAATGGACAACACCATCAACATTAGTCTGTCGAAGGGATTCCTCGTTTGTACTCTCTTCACCACCCTCAGACATCTTGAATGGTTTAGCTCGCATATCCTGATAAAGGATGTGTCTCAATTGAGGGACACTTTGAATCTTCATTGCATCACCATAGCGACCAAGCCAAGCAATGCCTAACTCACTGCTCTTTAGTCGTAATTCTGACTGCTTTAACTTTTGCTCAACCCAAGCCAGTTTCTCCCTAACATAAACAAGATCAATACAAATCCCCGCTTCCTCTACAAGGGTAAGAGCTTCAGCCCCTCGTTGGAGCAGCTTATAGGCTTCCATCATTTTCATTGACGTACTCCAGAGGATGACAAAACTGATCTAACAATTCAATTAAACATTCACCACAATAATTTCTAATTAGGGGTGGGAGGGAAATAGAAAGACCACTCTGCTGAGGACCATGTTTAGGGCACTTTCCTATCCAACCTGCCTTTTGATTCCAAATACCAAAATCAAAGTGAACATCAGCCATCTTCAATCTCTTTCATTTGCTTCATGGTTAACCTATAGGCGAGAAGGGAGTCAATCCCGCAATAGATTAGGCATTCATCTTCACCATGCCTCTCTATAAACTCTAGTATACGGTTTGGCGCAGTGGGATCTCGCGGTGTTACAGACTTTAAATAGGGATCAATTAAATTCTCATACCCTACAACACCAAAATTGATAAAAGATTGAAACTTTAACCCACAAATACCCGTACGATTATCAATAACATGTGCTGCAAGCATACTATCCCAAGCCCAATTTATCTCATCA